GACATCACAGCACAAATTGAAGCCGAACAAGCACAAATCCAAGCAATCAAAAACGCTCAACTACAAGCTGGCTTGAGATTGCAAGATTTTCCAGCTCAAGTGGATGCTTGTCAGGATTTAAGTGAATTAAAATTAGCAATTAAACAAATGGTCCAAGACATAGCAGTTTTATTGAGGTGATAACATGGCAACATATTCAAAAGGCTCAGTTTATTCTGAAACATTATTAACAAACGCATTTGGTGGAACATCTATTCCTGGATCTGGTCAAATCAGCTTGTATCAAGTTCCTGCAAACAAAGTCAGTTATTTGTCTGGATGGATTTCTCTTACAAGCATTGGCATTTTGATAGGCCCAACAACAACATGGAATGATTCAAGAGTCTTTGGATATGCTTATGATGGCTCAGTTTATTTGGCTGGAAATCCGTATTTACAGACATATACCACAAATCAAGTAACTAAATTAAATGATGGCGTTACTTATCAAAAGCATGGAGCAACTTTTGGAATGATTTTCTTTGATAATTTACCGCTTCGAAGTGGTGATTACATTTTACTAAAGAATTTTGTCGGTGGAGCAAACTCAAGTTGGGCTAGCTGCTTAACTGTTACTCATATTAGTCCAGCATAAGGAGAAAAGATGGAGTTTAATCAATTTGCTTTTTGGCTTCTTTGTGGACTTCTTGGGCTATTTGCAGCAGGTATTGCAAAGTTTCTCAATGATTTAATCCTTGAGATTAAAGGAATGCGAATTGAAATGGCTCAAATGAACGAAAAATTAACTCATGTTGTGACCAATCAGGACTGGCATCAAAAGGAATTGACGAGATTAGAAAAACGGCTGAACATTTTAGAGGAAAAAAACTAGGAGGAAATCATGGACCCATTGTTTTTTGGAATTTTATGGGGAATTTTATTCACACATAATTTTGAAAACTCAAATCTTTACAAATGCAATGTTGAAAAAAATCAACAAGCTTGTGCTTTAATTGAATTAAAAAAATAAGGAGTATTAAATGGAAGAAAAAGGCGTAAAAGAAACAAAAGAAGTTGTTCTAGGATTTTTGGCAATTGCTTCTTTGATGGCAAAACACTTCAAAGATGGAGTTCAGGTTGCAGATTTTGCTCAAATCATGGCTAAAGTTGCTGCTGATGAAGAGTTAAAATCAAAAATCGAAGCTGCTTACAAGGATGTTGAGCTTGTAAAATCTGAAGTAGTTGATCTTTCTTTGGCTGAAGGAATTGAGCTTGTTAGTTCGGCTCTTCCTGAAGTTTTAAAGCTAGTTGAAGCGGTTAAGGCATAGTTATGGGTGGTCTTTCTGCGATCTTTCAGGTCATTATTGCAATTCCAAAGATAATTTCTTTTATTAAAGAGATGATTTCAGCAATTAAAGAGATGAGAGAAAGGCAGAAAGAAGCTCAATATCAAGATGCAAAGACTAAGTTAGAAAATGCAAAAACTGAAAAGGAGGTTAAGGATGCAGCTAAAGATTATCTTGCTAACTTTTAGCCTCTTACTTTCTGGATTTTCTGGCTGCTCAGATCCAGATGCTTTTCGTTGTGTTCTTATCCTAGTTGATGAGAATGGTAACAAAAAGCCAACAGATCAATGGTATTGGTTTTGTTATAATAAAAAAACAAAAGAAGAAAAGACAATCTGGCTTAAAGATTCAGACAAGTGCATTAGATCAAATGCTGATTGTAAATGGATAGGGCTAGATCTTAACGAAGAACAAAGAATCAGGGATCACTACAAAAAGGAATGTAATCAATAATGGAATTCATAAAGTGGATTCTTTCTTTATTATCTCCTAAAGCTGAAAATGTTCAGCAACCAGATCCTCCTCCCCCTGCGCCAAAGCCAATTCAACCACCACCAAAGGCTGAAGATGAAGAAAAGGAAGACGTTGATTTTAATGAGTGGTCGAAAAAAGCAGCGTTTATATCATCAACGTATGAAGGAAAGGGTGGGGACTATGCGAATGTTGTTGGAAATTTTGACGGTGCTTTTCTTACTTGTGGTCTTCTCGGTCTTACTTGGAAATATGGGAATCAAGTAGAAATCATAGATAAGTATTTAACAAAATATGGCCCAAATAAATTGTTAAAGCTAATGCCAAAGACTGGGCAAAAATATCTTGAAGCTGTTAATTCTGGGGAGATTCGGGGAGCAAGCATTGTTGCTTCGTGGTCGCTTGGAACATCAAGGGTTCAAGAGCCATACAAATCAGAACTTGCAACTTTTTGGTCAAGTCCTGAGATGGTTAAACTTCAAGATGAAACTTATGCAAATATGATGGGAGTTTTTGCTAAGAAAAAGTGTTTAGAAACTCAAGAATATTTTTCTTTATCAAAGCCTGAATTTGCTCATTATGCGTATTGGTGGGATCAAGCTGTTTTAAATGGACAGGGAAAGACTGTAAGTTTTGAAGCGGCAATTTCCGTGGATATTTCTGAAATCATGGAATGGATGGCTTCTCTTGGGGGCTATAACCAGGGATCAAATAAAAAGAATTATCAATTATGGTTAAAAGAAATTAAGAATGCCAACAAGGTAAAAATTGATCTATTCAAAATGGCATATTTAAGAGCATTAAGATCAAGATCAGAATTTCAAGGCACGACAATGATGAGGCGTGGAACATTGGCTCTTGGTATTGGATATGTTAATGACACTTTAAGAAGATATGAGTGGGCATAAATGGCTTATGAGATAACACAAACAGCAAGAGACCTTGCAAATGAAATACAACTTCAACCAAATATAGTTATTTGCTTTCCAAAACTAGGTAAGTGTTATGCAGCAAAGAAGCTTTTAACTGTTGCAAGGTATGGAGAAAATGGAATTTATTATGGTCAACCTGGGCTTGTGTTTGGTGGATTAACTGAGATTCAAGGATCTGGCGAATATATTTCATTAAGTGGAACGACTCAAGATATCGTCCAACAGCTTGAGCCTGATAAGGCTGCAGCTAGTTCAACTCAGACCATTGTCGTAAAGCTTGCGGATCTTAATGGAGACATAACCGGATTAATTTCTCCAGGTTTTGTCACAGATGATCTTTTATATGAATTTGCGCAAGTATATCTTGGACACTCAGCATCTTCATTTCCAGATGATTACATTGAGATCTTTAATGGAAACGTAACTGATATTGTTTCTGGGTCTGGCTTTATTGATCTCTCAATATCTCATCCAGACGATCACAAGAGATCAGAGATTTTCACAAAGTTAGAAAGAGAGCTTGTTCAAAAGGTTGATTTTAACTCTCTTACTGTTCAAGATTTATTTTACCAAGCAAGGCCCGATGTTGCTGGGACAGTTTCTATTCAATACACAAACGGTGGTATCCTTGGCGATGTTGCAAATGTGACGGTTGCAGGGAACAACATTTATGTCTCAATTGACATATTTTCAACTAAGGCAAAGACAATAAAAAAGGCCATTGAAAATAATGATTCTGCAAATCAATTAGTCTCTGTGAAAATTGTCGGCAATGGAAATAATGTTCAGGCAGTTTACGCTTTAACAGCTTTTGAAAGTGATACAGAGATTTACTTAGATTCTGTTGCTGAGTTTTTATTGCCAGTCTCACCAATATTTCAGACTTATGTAAGAATTAATGATGAGATCATTCAATATACTGGCATCAATGTTGGCTTAAATAAGCTCACAGGATGCACCAGGCAGTCATTAAATAGCTTTGGTTACCCTCATGAGATTGGCGATAATGTAACGTCTTTCTATAAGCTTGGAGATGGATCTCAAGATTATGGAAATGCAATCAATTTAGCTTTATGGATTATGCTTTCAGGCGGTCCAGAGTATTATGCAGAAAATATTGACGTTGGAAACTTCGTAAAAGTATATACTGAGAATATTACTAACTGTATTTTCTTCCCATCAAAGAATCTTAAACAGCTTTATGGGGTCATAATTGGCGATAAAATAACCACCGTTGGTGCTACAAATCTTGCCAATAACTTCGTTGATAGAACGATTACAGACATAATCATTGACGGAAATGGCACAAAGCTTATTGTTGATGGAGCATCTTTAGTTATTGAAGAAACAAGCCCTGCAACTTGTTATTTTAAATCTAAATATAATATCCTACCTGATGGGATTGGATTAGATCCTGTTCAAATAGACATTGATCAATTTAATGCAGTCTATAGCTTATACTTTTCATCAATTGCACTTTATGAATTGTATTTAAAAGACACTCAAAATGCTAAGAAGCTAATCAATGAAGATCTTTTCTTGCCATCAGCACTTTATTCAATCCCGAGAAAGGGAAGAATATCAGTTGGCATAACATCCCCTCCCCTATTTGATGTAAACACTAAGCAATTAACATTAGAAACAGTCGAAAACCCAAGAGATTTGAAGATCAAAAGAAGTGTTGGAAAGAATTTTTATAACTCTGTTGTGTATAAATACAACGAAGATTCGGTTGATGATAAGCTTTTAAATGGAAATATCACAATTTCTAATAACTCTATTGCTAGAATCGAAGCTCCAAATCGTCCATTAAAGATTGATGCTAGAGGATTAAGACCATCGGCTGCAACTGATTTGCTCATTGAGAGAAATGCAAATAGATTTTTAAGACGTTATGAATACGGGGCAGAATCATTAGACGTCAATGTCCCATTTGGCGTTGGTTGGACAATTGAGGTCGGGGATTCTATCGTGTTTGGAGAGCCAGCTCTTCAGGTATCAGATTCCACTCAAGGCAATAGACAATTCCAACCTAGAATATTTGAAGTTATTAACAAGAGAATGAACTGGAGAACTGGTGCGATTTCTCTTTCAATCTTAGACACAAATTTTAATCAACCTGTAAGATATGGAACTTGGGCACCTTCCTCGGTGATTGGAACTGGATCAAATACCGATAGAATTAAGATTACAGATTCTTATGGTTATGGTGATTCTGAATTTAACAAGTGGGAATTTTACATTGGAAAGCAAATTTTAATTCATAACGAGGATTGGTCTCAGCAATGGGTCACAACATTTAATGGGTTTGATCCTGGTGACGAATATATGATGTTAATTGATTTTATTCCATCGATTGCGGCTCCAGGTTGGGGAGTTACAGTGCCTGAGTATGATCTTATTAATGTTGATTCTGAGATTTATAAATCATTGCATCCATTTTGGACTCCTCAGCTTGTAGTAACTGGAGCAACTTCATCTACACAATTCACTGTTTCAGCTCTTGATGCTGCAAAAGCGTTTGAGGGTGGAGTTATTCGTGTTCATAATTATAACTACACGACAGACTCTGGAGAGGTTCCACTAAGTATTACAAGCATTGTTGGAACGACTATTAACTGTGAGGATCTTGGATATGTTCCGGCGATAGGTGACTTTGTTGATCTTGTTGGGTTTGTATCTGATGAGGGAAAGCCTTATTGTTGGATTTAATTAGGGGGAAAAGATGGCTGATGTAACACCGTTAAAAAAGAATTTACAAGTTGAGGAACTTAAAACTGGAGCGGCTGCCTCTGAATCTACGATGCAACGAGTGGCATCTTCGGTTAATTTTTGGAATTCCTATTATGAAGGCTCACGAGGTTGGTTCCTTAATGGACGATATGACATCATATCACTTCCCCAAGTTGGCGTTGATGGTGCTTTCTTTGCCTGGACTAATATGGAGATCTGGATGATTGGTTGTTATAACCTAGTAGCTGGATCTGCTGGAAGTGTTGAGTTTGACATTTTAAAAAATGGATCAACTATATTCTCGACAAAACCTGCAATTCCTTACACTGCTGGAGCAAATGCAAAGCTTGTAAGAGATGTTATAGCTAATTCAACGGTTGTTGCATCACCTGGCGTCACACTTCCTGCATTAATATCAACACAGCTTTCTGCTGGAGATATGCTGACATGTAACCTTACTGGGGCGCAAACGGCTGGGGAATCTGCTGGTATTATTTTAGGCATCAGGCCTCGCTAGACCTTAGTGTAATTTTACTTTTAAAATCTTAAAAAGTCTGAAATCATTATGCTCATGAAGTTGGCAGTTTTGATTCCTGACACTCATTTTCCATATCACGACGTTAAGGCTTGGAAGCTTTTTAAGAAATCACTCGAAATATTAAACAAAGATAATGCTGCAAATGGCGGAATTCACGAGATTGTGTTTTTGGGTGACTTTGCTGACTTCTTTGCCGTGTCATCACATGGCACTCATCCTCAAGTTATTCCAATGCTTGTTGATGAGGTAATGGCTATAAAAGAAGAGTTTGATTGGTTTGATGAAACATTTCCGGATGCAAAAAAAGTATTCATTGAAGGCAATCACGAAAACAGGCTTGAAAGATATTTAGTTCAAAAGGCTCCAGCACTTTTTGGTGTCACTGAAACAGAGAATGTTTTAACGATCAGAGGAAGACCAAACTGGAAGTTCGTACCTTATGGACCTAATCAGTCCTATGCCATTTGTGGATCTTATCTTAAGGCAAGACATCAACCAATAGCTAACAACGCAGGATTAACGGCTAGAAGAGCAATGACGAGCTTAGTTTATGGTCATATTCATCGAATCGAATCCGGTTATGCAGTTGGCCTAGATGGCACTCAACACGTTGCATTCTCAGTAGGATGGCTCGGTGATAAAAACAAAGATAAGATTTTTGGATATGTGAAGAACCACCATGATTGGCAGTTAGGATTTGGAATTGTGGTAGTGAATGAAAAGACAAGACATTTTTACCATCAAGCCATACCCATCATGGACGATTATTCCTGCGCTATTAACGGAAAAATCATCAAGCTTTAAAAAACTAGACTAAGACTTTAGATCAATATCTGATTTAATCATCAGTGGAGCATTGGCCCTGAGATTCCAACCTTTTTTAAGTCTTCAGGCCTCTAAGCTCCTCTTTTTTTATCTGCTGGGGGTGATATGCGTAAGACTTGGGATATCTACGGGCAAAAAGTCACAGTTGAATTAAAAAAAGGCCCACTTCAGGACCATACTGGAAGACAACTAGCAGGATACTTTGACCAATTACATAATAAGATTGTAATTGATTCCACGATGCCCAAGGATCACATTACAAAGACCCTATACCATGAGTTGGGCCACGCCCTAAAGTCTCGTCTAGGCATCTTTCAAACGTCTCTAAGCGAAGACCTGCACGAGCTAATCGTTGAAGGATATGCAAATTTTATCTATGAGAACTTTAATCCTAAGAAATGATTGACTAGACGCATTGCATCTATTTAGATCAAGTTATGGACATCAATTTATACCGTCAAAGATGCCTTGAGCTACGTCAAAAGTTCGGTGAGGATAAGATCACAAAAGAAATGCTCAATGATGCATGGCAATACTGGAAGTCAGAAGATGACGAATTCTTTGAAGCCTTCATTAAAAAGATCATAGCCCTACCATTTGTCGTAAAGCTCGTTCCTGAGAGAGTTATAGAATATGAGGACCCACATAAGGAAATAGGCGCGAAGCCTAACCAAGAGCCTTTAAAGCCCAAACAAGCCTCAAATCTAGAGGAATCCATAAAAAGAGTCGGAGCCTCATCGCTGTTGGATCTAGTATTAGACACCAAAAAACGTGACGCTTGGCTTAAGACTTATTAAAAAAACATTTACAATCTTTAAACAATTTACAATAAGCTTTTTCAACGTGCCAGTGAGGGGCTGCTATCAAGCCCACTAGTGAGGCAATAACTGGTGCATGCTTCATTAGCCAAAAGATAGCGGGTTCTGCATTTGCTCCTGTGGGGATAAGAGTGTGGGAGTTGCCTGAACTTATCAGGATAGCAAGCAAACAAATAGTCCAAGTTGCTAAAAGACCGATGACGATAAAGTGAGAGATCAGCCTATTTAAACTAGGTTCATTGCGAGGGTAGATCAGTTAAAGCTTTTAAGCTAACCACTGACCTAATACGGGATGCTTTGTCCAATGGGGATAAGCGAGGTGTGGGTCGGGCCGTTCAAAACTCAATCTAAGAAACTCCAAAGATTTCTTCAAGATTTTTAATCTCGTTAAATAGTACGGTTGTTAAGTAAGAACTTTGAGTTGCTTTATTAGGGCTTAATTTCTTGTAGTTATATGATTCTTTAATTTGTTCAATAAACTCAGATAATAGAAGTGGGTCTTCATCGAATGCGTAAATTAATATATGAATCTTAAATAAGACAGATGGTTGAATTACTCCATTCATCTTCATTATTTCTAAGAACTCATTCTTTAATTTAAGATCAATAATTAACTCCTTTGATGTTGAGTCTTTTATTGGCTGCAAAATAGTTAAGCAAGTCTGTTTGACTTTGCTGCAAACTTTACATTACATTATTTTAAATTTACATCATTCGTGGTTTACTTCATAACCATTGAAGAACTTAATACTAGGAGGGAATAGATGCTAACTTGGCAAAAGTTATCAGACGAGGAATATCACTCAAGACCTGAGATCAGCTTTCATGGCTTAATGAACTGCTTACGATCATATCAGCATTATCAAGCAGATAGACAGACGAAGAAAGAGACTCAAGCTATGCGCTTTGGGACGCTTGCTCATCTAATGGCCCTTGAGCCTTTAGAGTTTAAAAAGCGAGTAAAGGTATCTCCAAAGTTTGATAAAAGAACCAAGGAGGGGAAGGCTGGATATGAGGCATTTATTGCAACTCTTTTACCTTCTGACCTGGTAGTTGACGAGGATGATTATACTAGACTCATGGGAATGCGAGCTAAACTTGATGAGGCCATGCTTGATCCAAATTTATCTTGGATATTTAAAGACATTGAAAGAATTGAGGAAGCTTTATTTTTTCAGATGCAAGTTAATGACACGTTAATTGATTGTAGAATGAAGCCAGATGCTGTCGGCACGACATTTATTTTAGATTATAAGACAACTCAAGATGCTTCGGCTGAAGGATTTTGGAAAACAGTTAAGAGCTACAATTATGATTTGCAGCTTTATTTCTACCAATACGCTGAAAGTCTTGTTTCTAAGACACAAAAAGAATTGATTATTTTAGCGCAAGAAACTGAAGCTCCGTATGAGTTTCAATTTCATATCATTAATCAAGATGGCAAAGAACATGCTTGGAATGTCTTAGATCTTGCTCTTAATAAGTACGTTCTTGGAAAGACTGGCAAGCAGACTGGTTATCCTAGAGCCGTGTGTGAATTGATGGTCAGGAGATCTTATGAATGAAATTCAAAGACTTAAAAAGCAATTGAAAATAGCCTTAGAAGCTCTTGAATGGTATGACAATAATGGAGTGCTTGGGTATAAGGACATGAATCTAAAATATGATCACTTTGTTTATTTATCTGGTCAAAAAGCCCACGATGCTCTTAGAGACATATACCAAGTTCCATTGTCTGAGTGGCCTACGTTTAGAGGAAAAAGCTTAAAGGAGTACATCGATGAAAAAAATAGTTAGAGATCGAGTTGTTTATGAGCATGGCATTTATTGGCTCGAGGGAGAATTTATTAAAGTCCTAATGAAAAAGCCTTTTGATAAATCTAAAATGCCGCAAGATTTAATCAACGAGGATACAATTTTTGATGTTGAATTTATAGATAATGCTGAATATGATTTACACATCAATGCGAGAATTATAAGCACATATTAAGTTAATAAAGAAACTTCAGGAGGAGATCAAATGACAGAAGTTAAGAATCTAAAAAGCGCATTAGCTAAGGCCCAAGGCGCGATCAAGGGCGCAAAGAAATCACAAGACAATCCATTTTTTAAATCTAAGTTTGCAGATCTAGCAGAATGTCTAGAGGTCATCCAAGAGCCAGCATCAAAGAATGGTCTAAGTCTTATTTTCAATTTTAAAACTGAATTTGTTGGGGAGCATCCTGCAACCTATTGTCAGTATATTTTAGCGCACGAGTCAGGCGAAGAGATTAAATCTGATTGGCTCTTAATGTTTATGAAAGATAAAACCCCTCAAGGATTTGGAGCTGCTTGTACATATTATAAGCGGCAACTAATTAAGGCCATTTATCAAATCCCTGAAGTGGATGATGATGGCAACGAGGCGTCTGGATTAGCTAATCAACAGGGCCAAAAGCCACCATTAAAAAACTACGCTCCAAAGGTCTAGTAAAATGATGACAAGAGATGATTTTAGAAAACTCATTGCTGGTCATTTTGCTTTAATGAATGGCATTGAAAGAGATTCATTAACTAAGTATGTCGAGGGTGGTTTATTTGCCTTCGACTTTTTTCAGAAAAATTGGGGCAAGTATGAAAGATTTAATCGTTCGAGCAATGAAGAGACTCAATCTACAAACTGGGACAAGTCAGTACATGAATGTGTACAACAGAAGAACGAAGTTACTACAAATTGAGTTTAATGATTCGGAATTTAACGAAATGTCTATCATGGCTTATCTTGTGGGTGATATTGATTTAGACGTTCTTAGATTAATCATAAATAAATTTACAACTTCACTTGAGTTTTTGGCTGTTGAAAGTCCATATTGGGCTAATCAAGAAAAGTTTACGAAACGACAATTGGTTCAAGTAATCTTGTTTCAATATAGACTTAAGGAATTTTTAAGGAGTGCAGATGTTTAGTGATAATTTTCTTGAAGGATTTGCTACAGGTTGCATTATTTTATCTTTAATTATTGTGGCTTTCTTGCTTGGTGGACAACTTAAAGAAGAAAGTCTATCTAAGGGAACAACATTTCTAGTATATGATGTGAAATATCAATGTGAGGTCATAAAGTGAATATCAATAACTTAGATATAGCATCTAGGATTATCACATACATAAATAAAAGAGGCATCACTCAAAAGGAATTTTCCAAGAGAGCAAATGTCTCAAAATATAGTCTTCACAGATGGATTAAAGAAGGTAAGAAAATCAATAATTCTGATTTAGAAAAATTGAATCATTTCTTTAATATGAATGATGAAAACGGATGATATTTGTGGGGTGGCTATGAATATTCTAATTGCGACAATAATGCAGAATTGCGACAAATTATGTCGCGATATTAAAACGAAGGAAAGTAAATTATGAGTAAGTATCCTTTGATTGAGGCTATGGGATTGACTGTTTTTCAAGTCGAAGCAAATCCAAATGAATGGATAGATCCAAAAGATAAAATTATTTTTGATTATGTTTCTGCTGCAAGTCTTGAAAAAGCCTTGCAAGATTCGCCTGTGGTTTGGGGATCAGAAAAATCTGATTCATATTTTATGCCTTATTTAAAATTTGATTCAATCGAATTACAAGATGGATCAAATGCAATTAAAGGTCGCCTTGTCTGCATCCAGCCATTGAAAAAGAAAACCAAGAAAGAAGCGGCTTTGGAATTTCTTGAAAAGTTTTTAGACGAAAATAAAAGATGGTCAAATCCTGAAGATGCTGCCAAAGATGCTAAAGAAATATTGGAGATGCCAGAATGAGTGAGCAGAATTATGAAATTCAAAGATGCGGATTAAGTAAGGATTGTGCAAAACTTTCAAGAGACTTCTTTCATATTAGCTCAGCACTAGAATCATTACAGCAAGAAAACGCCAAGCTGAAAGAGCAGCTTGCAGAGATAACAAGAGGCGGTCTTGTTAAAATTGCAGACTTACCTTTTGAGGTAAAAATTAGCTCATCAATTTATATAGGTGAGCCAATGATGTTTTTACCTCCAAAAGATTTTTCCGCTTTAGAAAAGCATATTAAAGAAAAACGAATAACAATAGAAAGCGCAGGGGAGTGATAAGTAAATCTATATAAAAACTTATCAAAATAGCTACGAAATCAATACGAATTTTTAGCAAAAGTGAAGTGCAATAAAGTCATGGGGGATTTAATGAACTTAACTGAAGAAAACATAAACATTTTAATTGATAAGATGAGAGCAGAAATTGATGCTGGATGGTCGATTGTTATGGCTCGAAAGAAGATATTAAAATCTGATTCAAATTCAATTTGTAAGAAAGTTATGATGTCGCGCCAATATAAAGAGTTACTCAATGAATACTTAAAAAGTAAGAAGTTGAATTATTACTATGAAATATCAAATGGAAAATTAAATTGTAAAACTGGAAGAAGGAAGAGTTTAAAAAATGTCAGCAATGGAAAATCTAAAGAAGTTTAAAAAGTCGTATGACAAGAACAAAGAAGACGTTTATGGAGTTAGTGTTACATCAATTTTAATTTTAATCATTGAAGCAATTATTGAAATGGAGGAAAGAAATGCAAAATAATAACAACAATAGGCCAAAGCTCCAAGTTGGTTCTTTTTGGACTAGAACTAGCAAGGCTGGAAATCAGTACACATCAGGACTTTTAAAGCGTGAATCCTTGATGGAGTTATTATCTAAAACACAAGATGCTGAAATTAAGGTTATGTTATTTAGTAATAGGAAAACAAACGAAAAACAGCCAGATTTTAAGCTTATGAGTTCAGATGTTGACTTTGTGAAAAAAGAAAATCACAATTTTTCTCCTGAGCCACCACAATCAATTTTTGACAGTGAAGACTCAATACCATTTTAGGAGAAAAAGATGCCATTGAAAAAAGGATATTCTAAGGAATCAGTGAGTAAGAACATTAAGACAGAGATGAAAGCTGGAAAAAGTCAAAAGCAATCAGTTGCAATTGCTCTGGATGTTGCTAAAAAGGCAAAAGCTAAGGCTAAGAAAAATAAAAAGTAATGGAATTTTGGCTTGATGGCTTTCCAATGCCTCCGTCAATTAATGAACAATTGATGTCAGTCAGAGGAAGGCTAATAAAGACAAAGAAAGCTCGAGAGTTTGACAAACAGGTGAATGAGTATTGTCGAGCAAATCGGGCTATTATTAAGGAGATTAAGAAAGAATTAACTCCTGCCCTTGCCATGCAAGGATTAAAGATTGATTGTTTTTTTGCTTTTCATGAAGATAGACTTGTAACTAAGACAAAAAAGGCCAAGGACTGGCTCAAGGTGCTTGACGCTAACAATCGGCTAAAATCGACGCTTGACGGAATATCTAAGGCACTTGAAATTGACGATAAATTTTTTATCGCTGGAAACTGCGAAAAGGTATCATGCAAGTCATTAGAAGACCAAAGAGTCTTAATAAGGATAAAGCCACAGAATCTAAAGAATCTGGAAGCAGTCCTATTTATGATGAAACTAAATCAGTAGAAACTAAGTTTGTCACAAATCTTTATCTTGGTGATGAGATTTCAGTCGATGGCCCGACTAAGGTTGTGTTCCTGGGAATGACTGGAAAAAATCAAGCTCAACTCTTGTTTAAGTCCCCCCGATCAACGAAGATCAAAAAGGGTGGGGGAAGCGATGGATCTCGGAAATAACATTCAAACTGGTGATCTTATAAACTTAATTAAAGATATTTTCGAATGTATTGAAGCCGATGATGGCAATAATCCTATATTTACAGTATTCAATGACGAGATTGCAGTCCTAGAAATCGAAGGAAAAAGATTTAGAATCCACATCGAGGACACTCGTAAATTCAACTAAATGCTTGCATTGTAAATTTTACACAGTTAGATTTTAATTAACTCTGTGAGTTAAACTTTCTAGCCAGTGGTGGAAAATGAAATTTAATTGCTCCTATAAAGAGATATTAGACGCATCTAGTCTAAAGCCTAATCCAAAGAATCCAAATAAGCATTCAAAAGACCAAATCGAACGCCTTGCAAAGATCATAGATTATCAAGGCCAACGCTCCCCAATCGTTGTTTCTAATCAATCTGGTTTCATTACCAAGGGGCATGGAAGGCTTCAAGCCATGAAGAAACTAGGATGGCGTAGGGTGGCCGTAGACTTTCAAGATTATGAATCAGAGGCTCAAGAGTATGCAGATATTGTTGCAGATAATGCCATTTCTGAATGGTCAGAGCTTGATCTATCAATGATTAACACTGACTTCACAGACTTCGGGCCCGACTTTGACATTGATCTTTTAGGCTTAAAAGACTTTGAAATTGACGTTGCCGATAAAGAATTAGGTGATGAGGAAGAAACTCCAGAGCCACCAAAAGAGTCAAAAGTTGTTAAGGGTGAGGTTTATATCCTTGGCGATCATCGGTTAATGTGTGGCGATTCTACGATGATTGATGACGTTGATAAGCTCATGGCAGGACAAAAGGCTGACATGGTTTTTACTGATCCTCCGTATGGAATTGATGTAGTCGGTGGCGGAAAATCTTTTGGAAAAGTCGGTGGCGGAAAATCTTTTGGAAAAGTCGATGGCGGAAATATCATTGAATCAAATTTATACATGAAAATCAAAGGCGATGATACGACACAAACTGCTATTGATGCATATAATTTGTGCGTGAGTTTGCAAATACCTGTTTTGTGTTTTTGGGGAGCAAATTATTATGCGTCAGCATTGCCAGACAGAAAAAAATGGATCTTTTGGGATAAAGAAACAACAGGAAACTTTTCAGATGGAGAGCTTGCTTGGACTAATCTTGAAGGTAGGGTTCAAAGATTCAAGCACGTATGGAATGGGCTTATAAAAGAATCAGAGAAACGTGACAAAAGAATTCATCCTACACAAAAACCAATTGCATTAGCTGAGTGGTGTTTTAAAGAACTTAGTCCTATGTCAAAAAGCGTATTAGATTTATTTGGTGGATCAGGTTCAACTCTTATTGCCTGTGAAAAGACCAATAGAAAATGTTTTATGATGGAGTTTGAGCCTCATTACATTTCAGTAATTCTTGACCGATGGGAAAAGTACACAGGCAAAAAAGCACACAGAGAGTCAGACAATAAGCTATGGCAAGACATCAAGGATGGTAAGTAATGGCTAGACCACGAAAAGAATTAAATTGGATTGAGCTTGATAAACTTTGTTTAATTCATGCAACTAGAAAAGAAATTTCAGACTGGTTTGAGTGTTCAGAGGATACAATTGATAGACGTTGCCAAGAGGAATTTGGCATAAGTTTTGCGGCCTACTACGACCAAAAATCTGTTAATGGAAAAATGAGTCTAAGAAGAAAGCAGTATGAGCAAGCCATGTGTGGAAATACAACCATGCTTTTATGGTTAGGCAAACAATATCTTGGACAAAAAGACAAGCAAGAGGTCTCAACTGATCCACAATCCCCAATCCAACAAATCACTTTAAATTACGTTCCAAAGAGTCAGCGTGAAAAGTAAATGGTTAAATCATCAACGCCAGTCTTTACGGAGTTTGATCCTTCAATAATTCCTTGGCAGGATCGAGTTGTTGATGATGTTTATTGCCAATATGATTACTCTAAGGGAGTTTATGAAATACTCCTTTCTGGCTCTGTAGGATCGGCAAAATCTACATTACTTGCTCACTTAATTATAAGGCATTGTCTTGAGAATTATGGAGCAAAGGTTTTAATTTGTCGCAAGGATCTCCCATCACTCAAGCAAACTCTTTTTGCAAAGATACTTGAGCATATTGATGAACAGGCTTTCCAAATAGATAAGGATTACACAGTTAATGAGACAAGGGCCAAGATTAAGTTTCTAAAAACAGGCTCTGAGATTATTGCAGGATACTGGAAAGATAAGCGTTACAAAAGATTTAGATCCTATGAATTATCAATGGCTGTAATCGAGGAATTAACCGAGAACAACGAAGAGGATAAACAGGCATACGATGAAATATCGATGCGTGTTGGGCGACTTCCTCACATAAAGCAAAATCTAATAATTTGTGCCACTAATCCAGATGGTGCTTCTCACTGGGCGTACAAGCATTTTATCTTACAGCAATCAGAACAGCGTAGAGTTTATTATTCACTGACTCGAGATAATCCTTTTCTGCCTAAGACTTACATTGAGCAGTTAGAAAAGAACATGGACCCAAAACTTGCCAGAAGGATGCTTAATGGTGAGTGGATCGACTTAAACGAAGATAAGATTTATTATGCGTATTCGGAAAAGAATTACAGAAAAGAGCCTTACAATATCAATCCTCATTTTCCTGTTTATCTATGTTTTGACTTTAACATAGCTGATGGAAAGCCAATGTCATCGGCTGCATACCAATATATAAACGATCATTTCCATATTTTTGCTGAGACAATAGTTCACGGCTCAAGGACTTTAGACATCATGGAGGAATGGTCAGAAAAGGGAATTTTTAATACCTATTCAAAGATAATAATTCATGGGGATGCAACGGGTCAGTCAAGGGATACAAGATCGATCATGTCAGATTATGATCTAATTAAGAAATTCTTAAGCCAGACAAACGTCCAATTTGAAATGCAGGTACCTAGAGAAAATCCTCCAATCAGAGCAAGGCATAATAGAGTTAATGCTTACTTTCAAAATGCTGCTGGTGATTCGAGAGTGACAATCCATAATTGTCCAAAGGTTGATGAAGGCTTTCGATTGACAGCGTTAAAAAAGGGCGGGCAATATATTGAAGATGATTCCAAAGATTATCAGCACGTTACAACTGCAATTGGATATGGAATATATTACGATACTAATGCGATAAGTACGCAAATAAGTTCACAAAAAAAGAGGTAGTGAGTGTTAAATTATCTTAATCCAGACCTTCGAAAAACAATCTTACAAGATGCTCAAACAGACGAGACGATTAAAAGAAAAGACGTTTCACTTTCTGAGTTTGAAATCTTTCAAGATAACTTAATGCCTTATGTGAAAAAGTATCTTAAAGGAATGTATTCTGAAGACACAATAAATGAAATGCCAATTATCGCATCTGTTAATCTTGCAAAGAGAATTGTTACTCAAGAGGCATCAATTTATAAAGAAGCTCCAGAGCGTGAATTCTTTGGCGTATCTGAAGAGCAAGAAGCTGTTATTAAACAGGTCTATAAAGACATGCAGATTGATAAAAAGCTGATGAAGGCTAATCAATACTATAAGCTACAGGGGCAGACTCACATTCAAATTCTTCCGTTTCAAGGCAAGCTCGCATCAAGGGTGCTTCTCAATCATCATTTAGACGTTGTTCCATCGCCTATTAATCCTGAAATGGCTGATGCTTACGTTGTTAGCGGATTTGATAAGTCACGATCAAAGCTTAAAGACATAGATTCTGACACAATCAATGAGCTTTCGGCTGATCCTGATGATTATAAGGCAAGCACAAATCAATTAGCATTATGGTCAGATCAGTTTAACTTCATCATGGATAATAAAGGAAATATCATTTCTGGAGAGAATGTTTCAAACGATCTTGAGATGATGCCTTTTGTTGAAGTTGCTCCAGATAAGGATTTTGAATACTGGGTGAGAAGAGGTCAAGCAATCACTGATTTTACAATTCAATTTAACGGTGCGCTCTCAGACATGGGGCATATCGTAAGAATGCAAGGATTTGCACAAGCTTGGATGAAGGGCCCTGCTAATTCTCTCATCGAGAACGTCCAGATTGGTCCAAATTACATTCTAAAATTGCCAATTGATCCGAATAATCCAGTCGAGACAGATTTTGGTTTTGCAAGTCCATCTCCTGACCTGGCTGGTTCGATCTCTTACATTGAAATGCTTCTTTCTAACTTCTTAACATCAAGAGGATTAGATCCAAAGCTTGTATCTGGTAAGGGACAGGCACAAAGCTATTCATCAGGCATTGAAAGACTTCTTGCAATGTTTGAAAAGTTTGATGCTTCAAGGTCTGACTTATCTACATTTGAAGATGTTGAGATCAAAATCTTTGAGATTGTTAAGCAATATCTGAACAAAATGTCTGGATCTGTTCTTAATTACAGAATTGCACCTATTCCAGAGGATGCAAGTGTTTCTGTAAAATTTAAAAAGCCTGAGATGGTTCAAACAGACGATGATAAACTCAACTCAATTCAAAGAAAAATTGAGCTTGGGCTTATTTCTAACATTGATGCTATCATGGAATATCATGGAATTGAGCGAGAGGATGCAATTGAAAAGAAGGCTCAAATTGATGAGGATGTGAAACTTGTTGCTGCTCCTGTTGAAATGCCGGAAGAGTCAGAAGTTGAAACTATAGAAATGGAAGAAAATGGCGAGACTGCCGACTAATATTAACTTATCTGAGGATGAAGTTTCTCAGACAATTAATCTGAAGGATTGGATGGGTGTTGATTTCTCGTCTGATCCTAATCTTGTTCGCCAAATAGGACAGGCTTGCATTGATTACATGACTAAAAGAGTTGATGATAATAAAGGCTTAGGTAACGAAAAGCTAAAATCACCATACACAAAGACTTATGCAGATTCGCTAGACTTTCAGGCTGCAGGTAAATCAAAGAATGACGTCAATATGAAATTGTCAGGCGATATGCTTGGTTCGATTGACCTAGAGGAATCAGGAAATTCATTTAAGATTTTTATTCCATCAGATGAGTCCCCAAAGGCTTACGGGCACATGACTGGATTCAAAGGCCATCCAACAATTCCAGAAGGAAAGTACAAAAGGCAATTCTTTGGCCTAACAAAAGAAGAATTCAAAAAAGAGATTGCTCCAAAGTTTAAAGGTGAAAAACCAAAAGAAACAGAGCGTGACTTGGTTGGAGAACTAATTAAGACTATAAAAACGGCAGATAATCTTTTTGATATTGGGGAGGAGTAGTGGCTTTCAAAGTTAAATTTGATCCTAACTCTATCAATTCAGCAGAAAAAAAGATTAAAGATGGATTTAAAAAAGTAATCGAATCAAAGCAGATGCTTAATGAAGTTGGAACTTTGATTGTAAAAGATATTCAATTTCAAACTCGCCGAGGATATTCAATCCCACAAGATAGAAAGTTTAAGCCATTAACTCAGAAATGGATCAATAAAAGATCACGCATTGCTCAGGCTGATTCAGTGCATGAAACATTCAAATCTAATCGCTCAAATCTTACTTTGACAGGTCAATTGCTTGATTCTTTAAAACATAGAATACTCGGAGCTGGTAAGTTATTGCTTGAATTTACTGGTGTGCATAGGCCATACAAAATCAGAACAAGAAAAGGCATTGGCAAGATTGGAAAGCAAATTCCTAACGAAGAACTTGCAAAGTATGTTTCACAAGTCAGGCCTTTTGTCGGGGTAAGAGATAAAATCAAGATAAGAATCAAGAATGTAGTCGTTGCATATATCAGAAGATCGGCAAAGGTACTAAACTTTTTTGAATAATAATTGACACAAGACAAAATAGGAGGATTTAATTATGAGTGAAGATCAAAAAGGCTCCAGTGGAGTGCCTGAGACAAATGGCAGTGCCAACTCACAGGAAGATGTCGTTGCATATTCGACATATAAAAAGACTGTTGGTGAAGTGAAGTCTCTTAAGGCCAAACTAGCAGAGCTGGAAGCCGAAAAAGAATCACAATCCAATGCAAGACTTCAAGAGCAAGGCAAGTGGAAAGAAGCTGCCGAGGACTGGCAAAAGAAAGCAAAAGAGGCTGAAGAAAAAGCGATGAAAGTCGCTAGAACTTTTGGTCAAAAGGTTTTTGCTCAAGAGGCAAAGACTGTTGCGCTAGAACTTGGAGCAACTCCAGAGGCCTTGGAAGACATCATCAAGGTTGGTGATTGGTCTGAAATCGAAATCGGAGAAGATTTTTCTGTTGATCGAGACAAATTGAAGTCATCAATTGCAAGGATGCAACAAGCAAAGCCTTTTTATTTTAAAAAGACAGTTAATCCTCCAAAGGATATTGTCCCGTCAAATATGCCACAACAATCAGGGTCTAAGAAATTGGATGAAATGAGCGTTGATGAGCTTATTTTATTCGCAAGAAATAATATTAAATAATTAAAAGGGGTTTAAAATGCCAGATGTAATAACAGGCAATACGCAAGTTGGTCCTACAAAACAAGAAGTGATCGCTGCGATTGTACAAAAAGAATTGAAATTTGCTGCTAAACTTGCTGGATATGTTACTGACGTATCTCAGTTTGCACAAAAAGGAATGAACCAAGTTTCTTTCCCTAAGCTTACAAGCTTCACAGTTCAAAAAAGAGCTACTGGAGTTGCGGGAGATATTCAAGCTTTGACAGCTACTAAGGACACTTTGGCACTTGATCAACGTGCTTATGTTTCTTGGTTGGTTGATGCTAACGATGCTATTCAATCTACTCTAGATTGGGATCTTGAATCTGCTCGTCGTGCTGCTGCTGCTCACGGTCGCCAAGTTGACCTTGATCTTATCGTTGCTCTTCAAGCTGCTGCTGGTCTTGATGTAGGTGCTGCTCCTATCACTCGTGACTTCATCCTCAATGGACGCGCTTTCATTAAGAAAAACGATGGCGACTTGAATCAAGTTGTTCTAGTTGTTAGCCCTGAGCAAGAAAAAGAAATGCATAAGATTTCTGAATTCAGTCAAGCTCAAATCTACGGTAACGCAGTTATTCCAAGTGGAGTTATTGGCTCTGTTTATGGAATGCCTGTTATCACTCACAACGGTTTGGCTGATGGTGAGGCTTTGATGTTTGAAAAATCTGGTTGCGCTTTGGCTTTCCAAAAAGCACCTGCAATGGACGAACAAAAAGCTATTGCTTACGGAACTGGCAGCAAGCTAGTCGTGTTGGATCAACTTTATGGAATCCGAGCCCTACAGTTGGGCGAAAAAGGTTTGCTTGGTACACAATCTCCTCTTATTGTTAAGATGTAATTCTTAACATAGGGGGATAGTTTGGAAGTAAGAGCGAATCATATTCCGAATTATCTTAAGGCGGCCAGTCCCATCGGATTGCGCCGCCTCATGTTGTTAAATTCAATTAAACTTAATGGATTTGTTACATATTTTAGCGTCCAGTATGTTAACGAAGGAAAAGACAAATACTGGATTGCTTGGTATTATTCAGAAATACAAAACGACGATCAAATTCTAAAGGATAAATGATGGCGTTGATTGGTGATGTAAGAGAAAGAGAGCATCGAAAATTTGTTGAATCTCCGACAAGACCAGATCAAACAGCAATTGAGGTTGTCGATTCTTTAAATTTAATTTCATCTGTCGGATCTCTTCGAGTAGATCAGGCATCATCAACAATAATTTATTTGGGTCAAGCTGCATACGGATCTCTTGAGTCTGAAGCCAAATGGCAAATTAAGAAAATAGATACAAGCTCAGGCGTTTCTATAACAAATGCTTCAAATGGATTTAACCAAATTTGGAATAACAGAGCGAGTTTAACTTATGTCTGATTTTAAAATTGTTAAACTATTAGATCCAATTTCTCTGACTTTGACTGGGCCAAATTTTCAGGGAGAATATGTTTCAGGTAATACATATCAGGTTGGAATGTCAGTTAGCTATAATGGATCATCTTATGTGGCCCTTCAGACTACGACTGGCAATGTTCCAACAAACACAACTTATTGGCAACTATTAGCAGCCAAAGGTGATACTGGCGCTGGGGCAGTGGCCTTTACTTGCCGTAACTCTACAGGCGTTCCAATTCAAGCCTTTCGTGTTGTCTACATTAGTGGATCAACTGGAAATGAGCCAAACATTACACTGGCTCAAGGTAATAATGATCCAAATTCATCAAAGACTTTCGGGGTAACACCTCTAGTAATTAATAATAATTCTAATGGAACTGTCGTACATAATGGTGAGATTGATAACCTAGACACATCAGCTTTTACGGCCGGAAATCTTTTGTGGTTATCCCCAACTACTCCAGGTTTAGTTACAAGTACTCGTCCACCTGCTCCTGATCATGCTGTTTTTATCGGTTATGTTGTCAGAGCACATCCCACACAGGGGAAAATCATTGTTACGATTCAGAATGGTTTTGAGCTTCAGGAGCTTCACAATGTATTAATTAATGGCATAATTAATGGCCAGGTCATTCAATACGAATCTGCGACTCAGCTTTGGAAAAATCACACATTAACTAAGACTGACGTTGGCCTTGGAAATGTGCCCAATACTGATGCCACAAATCCTGCAAACATTGTTCAAACTGCATCCTACAGATTTGTAACTGATACAGAAAAGTCAGACTGGAATGGAAAGCAGGACGCACTAGGGTTTACCCCTGAGAATGTAACAAACAAATCGACTGACTTATCTTCACCAGATAACACGAAATACCCAACCACTTTGGCGGTATCTACTGCTATTTCAAATTCAACAACCCCTGACGCTACTGATACCGTTAAAGGTAAATTAAAACTAACAAACGATCTGGGTGGAACGGCAGACCTTCCTACAGTTCCAGGTCTTGCTGGGAAAGAGCCAACAATTACTGCAGGAACTACCTCTCAGTATTTTAGAGGCGACAAGACATTCCAAACTCTTGATAAAAATGCCGTTGGATTAAGCAATGTTGATAATACTAGCGACCTTTCAAAAGACTTAAATAGGTTCGAAAAAATATCTAAAAACTTGCGATCATATCCTGCATCATTTGCTTACTCAGGAAGTTCTTTGTCTTCGATTACTTATCAAACAGGCGTTTCAACTTTTATCGTAAAAACATTTAACTATACTGCTGGAGCATTAACCTCTATCGTTTTAAGTGGTAATTTGCCTTCAGAGCTTGGCGGGATCACAACTAAAACGATTAGTTACTCTGCTGGAAAAATATCATCTTTATCTTACTCATAGGGAATTTATGAACTATCAAATTTCAACTGGTGAAAAAATAGATATTAAGAATGGCGATTGGGTTGATGTTATTTCCGGTCTATTTGCGCCTGATGAAAAAAATGGAACTAGTTACATGGTGGAAAATACTTTGGACGGATTTGTTGAAATTCTTGTCAAATTAGAAGGTGATAATTATTCTTTAGTTACACTTTCGCCAGATTATATTTGTGCAAACTATAGAAGGGTTGAATCATGAAAAGTAAATTAATTGACTTACAGTCAACAGTCTCAACGACTTACGATAAAACAAAAACTTCAACTCTCGGCAGAGCTAGACAAAAAACTCTAAACGGAAAGCAAGTCATTGGGCCTTCACTTTCTAAGTTTATTGACGTTCAAACTTTGACAGGACTTGGACCAAGTTTTGTTTATTTTGTTCCTGCGTATAATCTTTTGTTCGTTTTACATAATACAACCACCGCAACTCCAAATGTTATAGTTTTTAATTTTGATACTACAACTGGGAATTATTCATATATTGGGAGAGTAATTTTAAATATAGCGAACGTGGCAGCCACAACCTTTTCGCAACGTGGATTTTGTGTTGTAACAGATGGAACAAATGTTAAAATTTATTTATCAACAACTGGATCAGTTGCAATCAATTCTGGAATTTATGCGGCTTATTGTACGATTTCAAGCTTTACTCCTGCCGGAACAAATTTATGGGCCGCATCTGGAGCTGGTCAAAATGCCATATATTTACTTCAGTCATCAGATTATTATGGAGTAAATGCGACAACTGGTTTTAATAATACTCAATGGGGAATTGACGTTCCTTATACATCAGCAAATGCCGCGATAAATACAAAGCTCTATGCACTTGCGAACACAGTAGCAGCTCCAAATGTAATGATTTGGGAAACGGCGACAACACCAGACGTTGCTGGCCAAATTATAAACGGCGTAACTTCGCAAACTACAACTTACGCAAATACATCTCCGGCGGCTTACTTTACCTCTGCAACTCTTCCAGGATATTCGGGAAGTTCTGGAGAGCCAGTCTGTCTCCAAGGAGGTACTGTTGCAGTTCCAACGCCTTTTGGTACTTGGGCATCTGGTACTTTGCAAACTACTGCAAACGTTTATTTTACTCGTGATGCTCAGAGACTTCACACCTTTACTTGCTCACCTTTGACGACAGGTATTTCTGCCAATTCAACATATACTATTTCCGTAGGTCTTCAGTTATTAACTTTTACCGTTGTTACATCTGCAATCGCTGGTGCAACTTCTTTTATTGGATCTTTATCATTACCTGCAAATGGACTTTCTCCATCAAGCCCTCCTGCTTCTGGAACATTATCAAGAGCAACAGGCACAGGCGATACTACTATTACATTTTCTGCATTTGTTGCTGGGAATTTCTTCTTTAACTTATCAACGACAACGGGTGGTGCGACTTCAGTTCCTACTCAATCTCTTTCCGGATTTTCAATGCTCAGAGCATTTGGAACTAGCACAAATCAATTTGTTGTTAGAACACCAACTGCAGGATTGGGACAAGCTTTAACTGGATCTATACTTCAATCAAATATCATAAATCATGCAAAGCCTTTGTCGGCTCCACAAAACGTAAATTTAAACAATCAGGACTGCTTATCGCTGGGAACAACGGGTTCATTTTATTTAGGTAAAATTTCGGATTTAATAGTTTTATCGACAACTGGAGACACTATCATTGGAACCACCACAATAAGTGGTATTCCATCAACAACAGGACTTGTCGCTGGTATGTCAGTAATTGGCCCTGCAATTCCGGCTGGAGCAACAATCTCATCAGTTGGCGTTGGTTCTATTGTAATTACGGCAGGTGCTAATGCTACGACAACGGGAAGCTCTTTAATTTTTGGCACTAATAATTGGACATCTTTGACAGCTTCAAACATCATCGGAACAGGAATAGACATTGTTGTTCCAGCAAATACATTCATACAATATGGTGGCATTGGCACTGGTATGTGTATTGATGCGTTTATCGCAGTAGTTTCACCTGGTCCTTCTGTTTTAATTAAGCCCTTACAGAATAACATTATAAATTATTCATTTGGCGGGACTGATAACCAATATTACGAAACATTAAATTTACCCACAATTTATGGCGCATATTTGGCAACTGTTCTTGGAATGACTTCAAAAGCTGGGTGGTTATTTCTTTCAGGTGGTACGACTGGACAGCGTGGAGTTATGGCAATTGATGTCTTAAGCGAAGCAAATCAAGGCGTTTCCGCTTTAATCTCTGCAGTAAAATATATACAGCCAGGAACAAAACTAGAGGGAATTGGAACTATTGAAGAATTGCATGATGTAACTGGAAATTTAAATTTCTGGATAAGATCATCTAGCGCAGATGATTCAACATTTAACTCCGCAAATATTCCAACTATTGCGAGCAACAATGGCTGGACAAGAATCAATACTTCCCAAGATTTGAACAGTGTAGCAATCGGACCTTATTATCAAATCTGCTTAACCTATCAGGTTGTTTCTTTAGATACCCAAACACCTGCACAGGTTAATGATATTTTAATCAACTATTTCCCTGTCGGTGAAATGTCTGAGAAATGGGAAGGATCAGTTGATAATACTTCAGTCAATGGTGCTTCACCTTCTTACGCTGCATTTAGATTGAAGCAAACTGATTCAGGCACTAAGTATTTCAGAGCTTATGATGATAACGGGAACTTGGTTGTAGGTGCTAATACAAGCGCAGATTATTTGTTCTTCGATAAATCAACTAATAACGGCGCGACCTGGACTCCGATGGCTTCAGCAAATGATTATAGTTCAACTCCGCTCACGACAGAGATAAGATACAAATGGGCAAGCCCTCCAGGGGTCAACGTAACGGTATCTTTAGGGGATAGCTAATGGCATCACAGTTCTTCGGTGATTATTTCAAGCATAAAGTAGCAAACGCGGCGATCACTGACCTGACGCCGCCAACTTTCGGTGGAATTACTGGATTAACTCCACTAGGAAATGGTGCGCTTTCTGTTAATGCAACACCAGGAACAGATGCGCTAAGTCCTATTAGATATGAAATTTACATTTCAAGTACAAATGTTGTGGGTTTGTTTTCTTTGTCTAACATTTGCTCCGTAGTGACAAGCTTCCCAGCCAATGTTTTTCAAGACGCGTCTGGCGTTCTACTTTCTAATCAATTGTATTATGTTGGCGTCCGAGCAGTTGATAATGTTGGAAATAGAGAGACAAACACAGCAATTCTAAGTGCTACATCTTTGGGAGTGTCTAGCGCATCGGTTTTAGGACAATTGACGCAAATAAATAATTTAATTGGGTCTCCTGCGGCTGGCACTGTTTCTCTTGATCTTGCTGATATTAAAAAGAATACAGACTTGATTCCAGCGGCTTTATAAAATTAGGGGTGAAAAATGCCAGTTTTTGGATTTTTAGAATTAGAAAATACGGTACAGGTAAATGACAAAACGCGACTTAATGCTGGAAAATCATTTGCCTCAAAGGGATCACCTGCAATTTCTTTAATAAGAATTAAGCCAGAATCAACAGAGTCATTTATCCAAGTTTCAGGAACTGGCATTACTCAAAAAGATTGGCTCTTGGATTGGCAATATCAAACATCTGGAACAAAAACAGTTGAACTTGAGATCACATTAACTGGAGGTTCTCCCCAAGTCTTTACAAAGACAATATCTGTCATTACTGCTGCAGATGATAAGCTCTGGTCATCAGATCAAGACTTGGTAGCAAAAGAGCATGACATTCTTCAATGGGTTCCCGCCGGAAGAAATACATTTTTAAATGTTCACAGAGAAGCACAAAAGAAGATTTTAAACTGGCTTGATGAGATTAGAGTCTGGAAATATGATGGAACAAAACTCACAAAGACCGATTTAAACTATACTGATGATCTTAAAGAGCTATCAATTAATTGGACGTTAGCCCTTATCTTTGGGTCTATTTATAATAAGCCAGATGATGTTTATTATCAAAAGATGGAAAACTATATGAGCGCAGTGGAGTCCTGTAAGCTTCGAGGAAGAATTCAGGCAGATTTTAACAATTCTGGCGCATTGGAATCTACTGACAATCAGGACATGAGATCACTCAGGATGGTTAGACGATGAGTTGGGAAAATGTCTTTTCTTACTTTTCTCAAAAGCTTGAATCTGTTGGATGCTCCGAGTGGGTGGTTCCATTTGATGAAGAAAACATTCCAAGTTCTTTAATTGATAAGTCATTTATTCAATCTGTGGTTAATATCACAGGCGATAACATGACAAATCAGGCTTTAGAAACTATTATTTCCCACGAAGTTAGGATCTTTTATAAGGGATTCAGAGACCCAAGAAATGCTGAAAAAGAAGCTCTAGCTAAAGCTTCTGAGGCCGTAAAGGCTTGCGTTTCACACGTTGCTCAAGGTGGAGATTTTAAGGGAGTCTATTTCACAGACTTAAGTCTTGAGCCTTTAAGTGATGACATCAATGACAATGTTGTGGTTGCAATAATTAGATTTGATGTGAGAATGTTTTTGTGCATAGAATAATAATGATTTAGGGAGGACTATAATGGCTTGCAACGTATCTTCATACAATTTAGGAGTGAGAAATATCTTACTCGGAAAAACTACAAAACAAAGCTTCTGTATCAGTGCAAAGGCTGACGTTGCTGGCTCTTTAGCTGGTAAATACTTTGTCTTGCATGAGCCTGTTACTCAAGCAAAGCACGTTTTTTGGATGGACAATGGTGTAGCATCTGCTCCAACTGTTCCAAATGCAACTTTGACAAATGTTGTTTATGTGAATAATGCTTCAGCATCCACAATTGCAACTGCAATCGCAGGATCTTTAAATGGAAAAACTTGGATTGGAACTGCGACAGCTTCAGGTGCTCATGTTGATGCCGATATGGATGTTGCTGGTTATGCTTACGAAGTGAGAGATGCTCTTGATCCTTTGAAGCAAACAAAGTTTAAATTTACTCTTGTTCAATACGGACGAGTTCAAGAAGATCTTGGCGCGACAAATGGCGACATCACAGCGACTATCGAAGAACAAACAATCGAGATCACATCTCCTCAAACTGGTGATTATGTTCTTGGTGAAATTCGAAGAGGCGTTAGAGTTTCTATGTCTTTTGAATTGAAATCAACTGCGGCTGATGACATCAGAAAAGCTCTTAATTTTTACGGTGGAACTTTTGTAACTGATGATGCTGCGAGCGCAATTATCACTGGTTACGGTTCAGGCAATCTTTTCAAATCTACCGAAGACGTTGCAACTCAATTGATCCTTCGGGAGCCTGATTATGCTGAAAGTGATGATGCTTCTCAAGATTTCACACTACATAAGGCAAAGTTAAAGCTTGGCGAATTGACTTTTTCTGCTGAAAATGAATTTGTATTGCCAATCGAAGTAATTGGTTACTTGGATAAAACTAAGTTTTCTGGACTTAATATGTTCACTTATGGTGACGCATCTAAAGTTCCAAGCGTTTAATTAAATTAAAATCTGACTAGGAGTGGGATTTTGGAATTTGTAGCAAAGAAAAAGAAGTTGAAAATCACAATCGAAGGGGAGAGCTGGGAGATTGGCTCCCCATCGATAGGCCAACAAGAAGAGCTGAACGAGAAGATTAAAAGTGCAGCTCCTGAGAATGTTTTAAATATCTATTTAGATTTTTTCTCAGCTCTTGGTCTACCTAGTAAGGCTCTGCGCGATCTAGATGCAGATGAATTTTTTGAACTTACGAAGTTTGTGTTTTCACCTAAAAAAAAATAGATAATAATTGGTTAAGGATTGCTAAGGTAGCACGTTTCTATGGGTGGCCTCCCGATGTGATCCTTGACCTTGATGTAAATGTGTTCGAGTTATTCTGTCAGGCCATCCCAATCATTGAAGCTCAAGAGATGTTGAGCGATTTCAAAGTGCAGGACTGGTCTAATATGAAAGAGACTGCACGATCTAAACTTCACAGTCACTTATCAAAGACAGCATTTAACTCAATATCGACAGGTAAAAAAGAAGCCAAGAAAATCAGTAATGAGGACTTGGCTAGAATCTTATCTAAGAGGTGATTGAATGGCTGAAACAGACGGCAAAATTTTAGTTGAAATTGTGCTTGATGATGGATCCGTTCAAAAGGGATTTGTTAAGATTCGTGATGAAGCAAAAAAGACTGGCACTAGCATTGGTGATTCGTTATCAAGTGGCCTTTCTTCAGGCTTTACAAGCCTTGTGGCAAGAGCTGGTGCTGTTGGGACTGCCATAGGTGCGGCTCTATTTTCAAAGGCAAGCATTGAGGCTGCAGCTCAACAAGAGGCTGCTGTTCAAAGACTTAATCAAGCTCTGGCAAGTGCAGGACGATTTTCTCAAGAAGCATCAAAACAGTTCCAAGATTTTGCAAATGAAATACAACGCACGACAGTAATTGAGGATGATGCGGTTCTTTCGCTTGTGGCATTGTCTAGCAATTTTGCTAAAACAAATGAGGAAGCAAAGAAACTAACCGAGGCTGCAATTCAATTAAGTGCTGCAACTGGTAAGGATTTATCATCATCCGTTGATCTTTTAGGAAAGACATTAAGTGGAAATCTTGGCCTAATTGGGCGTTCTGTTCCAGCATTGCAGGGATTAACTGCAGAACAATTAAAAGCTGGTGCTGCATTAGATACTATTATTGCTAGATTTGGTGGAGCCGCTCAGTCTCAAATAAATACTTTCTCTGGTGCTGTTGCTCAATTAAAAAACTCATTTGGAGATCTTCAAGAAGAGGTTGGATCTTTTATCACTCAAGATAAGACTTTCGTTGCATTAATTAAAGGGATCGCAGATGGCTTTGCTCAAGCCTCAAAAGGACTTTCAGACGTAAGAGCAAGTGCGGGTGATGCAAGATCAGTCTTTGGTGAGCTTTTAATTTTACTCGTTAAATTTGCCGAGGGAGTTAATAAGTTTTTGATTGCTCCACTTGAGCTTGTGTTTAATTTTTTAAAAACTGGTGCTTTGGCAGTTTTAACCACATGGAATGGACTTTTTGCCGCTATCTTTGCAGGACTTAACAAGCTTGCTTCATTTCTTCCAGATATAAGTGCCTTTACTGGTTTAAAAGAGGCCCTTACATCTGAGTCTGAAGATCTAACCGCAAAGGTTTCTGCTAATTTTGATGCTCTTTCTAATGCTGCTGATAATGCTTTAAATGTTAACTTTGCTGGATCAACTGCTTTGTTCTTAGAGGATCTTCGAACAAAAATGGAAGACGCCAAAGCAATCACTCAAGATTTCAAAAATAATTCTACAAATAACTTTAAACAAGCCGCTCAAGGAATTAAAATCAGCATTGATCAAATCAAGAGCGTTGTGGCGAGTGGTCTTTCCTCAACAGCTCAAGAAATAGGAAAGGCATTACAATCTGGTCAAAATCTATTTGATGCTTTCGGAAAAGGAATTGTTGGAATCGTTGGTGATATTTTAATAACTGTCGGTAACGCGTTGATCTTACAAGGTTTGGCAATCGAAAAGTTTATTGCTTCAATTAATTCTTTAATCCCTGGATCTGGTGCCTTGGCTGCTGCGGCTGGATTTGGGCTTGTGATATTTGGATCTGCTCTAAAGGCTTCTGTTGGAGCTGGTGGTGGCGCATCCGCTCCAGCTGGTGGGGCTGGTGCTGTTCCTGGTGTAACTACTCCCATTGCTGAAACTCCGGCAACAGAATTGACTCCAACCTCTGAAACACTTAGGGAAGCACAGACTCAAGTCGTGGTTAACGTACAGGGAGATATACTAGATTCGGACGAGACAGGAAGTCGCATAATTTCTCTTATCAATGAGGTCTATGATAAAAAGGGAGTACAAATTAGACGGGGAGTGACTGCATAATGGCTTTAAAAACTCGGGCAAAATTCTTTTATGGATTTAAGATAAACACAGGATCAAACTTTATTGCATTTCAAGAGGCATCTGGACCTGTTAAAACAGCCACATTAAAGGTAGCTACCTATTCAGCACAAGGCTTTGCAAATGAAATATCAAGGGCGTTAAATGAGGCAGGGATACAAAATTACTCAGCTTCTTTTAGTAGAATAAATAGAAAATTAACGATCTCTTGTAGTGGCACCTTTTCATTACTTATAGCATCAGGACCATTTGCAGGATCTCAAATCTATGCTGATATGGGCTTTGATCTAGTTGATTTAAGCGGTTCAAATTCATATACAGCTCAAAATACTTGTGGGAAAGAATATATTCCACAATTTTTCTTGCTTGATTACGTTTCAACTGACAACTCTCAGGAAGCTGTTGATGCATCTATCAATGAGACTGCATCTGGAGCTGTTGAAGTTATCAGGTACGGAATTAAAAAGTTTATGAAATGCACTATTGATTATATCACCAACGAAAAACTTCCAAATGATTCTTGGATAGAAAACTCTCAAACTGCTGTTGATGATGCTCAAAGTTTCTTGCAAGACATAACTCAAAAAAATAAGATTGAATTCATGCCAGATAGGGAAGATCCAAGCTCTTTCCAAGTGATGATTTTAGAATCAACACCATCAAATAGAAATGGTTTAGGATATGAGCTTCAAGAAAAAGCTGGATTTGATGAGTATTACACAACAGGCCGATTGGTCTTTCGATTGATTGAATAGGGGATTACGATGAGCGTATTTAATGGACAACCTGTAGATGCTGACACAACCAATGCAGCATTTATGTCTCGAACAAATGACACCGATACGGTTGGAAAGCTTGGATTAGACAATGCAGGATCTGCTTCGATAGATGATGCTCAAAAATATATCAATAAAATTGCTGATGCTGATGGCACATTATCAGAGACAGACACTACAAATAAGACTTACTCATCAACAAATTATATTGCCAATGGTGATTCTAGAAAAGTAGCAATCGGAAAATTAGATACTCAAGTAAAAACAAACTCAAATGATATTGATGCAATTGAGATTGTAAATACAAGCCAACAAGTTGAAATCAATGACCATGAAAATAGACTTGATAATTTAGAAACTAATACGATGACAATTGGTGGAAATAAAACATTTTCTGCTAATGTTACTGTTCAAGGTGATTTTGAGGTTCAAGGCACAACCACTTACATTAATACAACAAATCTGAATGTAAAAGATGCCAACGTTATGTTAAATCAGTCAGGGACTGATATTACTGCAAATGGTGCAGGATTAACAGTTGATAGACCATCTGGAAATGGATCTTTAATTTATGATTCAGCTTTGGCCTCAAAGTGGAAGGCTGGTCAGTTATCATCAGAATCTGAAATAATAACAGCCTCTACGACTCAAACAATGACAGGAGTTAAATCATTTTCGTCAGGATTAAATTCTGACTCAATAAATGAATTCACTCTAAATAATGGCGTTAGTATTGATGGAGTTTTAATCAAAGATGGCCTTGTTGATGGCCGTGACGTATCTGTTGATGGATCAAGCTTAACATCACACATTGCAAATACTTCAAATCCTCACGCAACTACTGCCGCTCAGGTTGGTGCTGATCCTTCAGGAACTGCGGCAAGTGCTGTTTCTGCTCACGAGTTGGCATCTGATCCTCATCCACAGTATTTGACAAGCACCGAAGGAGATAATGCTTATTTAAAACGTGGAGCTGGTGATTATAATTCATTTACAAGTAAAGGCACTCCCGTAAATGCTGACGTAGTTTTGATAGAAGATTCTGCTGATTCATTTAATAAAAAGAAAATTACACTAACAGATTTGTTGGGAGGAACAGCATCTCCTTTGACAACAAAGGGTGATCTTTACACTTATTCTACGGTTAATGCTAGACTCCCCGTTGGAACTAATGGTCAAGTTTTGAGTGCTGATTCTTCTCAGACAACTGGACTTAAGTGGACAACTCCTACAAATGGAGGAGTTAATTTTATAACAAATTCAATTGCTGAAATTGATACTACTGGATGGGCTACCTACGCCGATGCTGCGGGTGCCGCTCCTGTTGATGGAACTGGCGGCTCTCCTAGCGTAACATGGACGCAATCAACGTCTAGTCCTCTTGCTGGATCTGGTTCATTTTTATTTACTAAAGATGCGGCAAATAGACAGGGCCAAGGTGTGAGCTTCGATTTTACTCTTGATCCCGCTTATCGTGCTCGAGTAATGAACATTAAATTTGATTATATTGTAGGATCTGGAACATTTGCGGCTGGAACTAGCTCAACTGATTCAGACTTAACGGTATGGCTTTATGATGTTACTAACTCTACCTTAATTCAGCCATCTGCTTTCAGACTGTTGTCTAACAGCTCAACGATTGCAGATACGTTTCAATCTACTTTCCAGACTTCTGCAACTGGCGCAAGTTATCGTTTGATTGTTCATTGCTCTACCACTAGCGCATCAGCTTACACTGTTAAATTCGACAACGTGCAAGTGACTCCTACTGAGTATGCGTTTGGAACGCCTGTTACGGATTGGGTTAGTTATACTCCGACTTTAACAACAAACCTAGGTGCAAATCCAGTAACTTTGAATACAGGCGCGGGTTATTTTGCGCCAAATGGAAGATGGCGAAGAGTTGGAGACAGCATTGAGGTTTATGCTCATTTTAGAAATGGAACTGGTGGTGTGGCAACGGGAACGGCTGGAAATTTAGCAATATCAATTCCATCCGGCGTTTCTATTGATACAAACAAAATAGCGTCTGACGGAAGTATAGGATCTTCAAATGGTTGGGCAATGTCTAACTTAGGAGGAAATTATAGCGATGTTCAAAACATATACTTATCGTCAAATTTAATGCAAGTGCAGCAAGGCGGAACTGGTTCTTACTATACTTTATCTAGCATTACGGCTGGATTTGCAGTTCATTATCATGGTTTTTTTCCAGTGACTGGCTGGTCTTCTTCCGTCCAGACTAGCGATCAGACAAGCACTAGGGTTGTTTCATTCAAAGCTCAAAATGCAACAGCAACTCTTTCAACATCAGCATCAAAAGTTACTTATTCAACTGTTGTCTTTGATGACTTAAATGCTTATTCATCTGGCACTTATACTGTAAAAGTCGCAGGAAAATATAAAGTCCATGCAAGTCTTTTAGTTGCAAGAACTGCAACTGTGGCAAGTAATGTTGTTCAAATTTGGGTTAGATATAATGGATCAAATGGTCAAGCCGTTTTATTAAGAGATCAAAGCACTGAGGCTCAATCAAGAACGATTGCAATCACTGACATTTTAGATTGTAAGGCTGGAGATACAATTGAAATTCAGGCTGCCGCAGAGGGAACTTCACCAACTGTTCCATCGGATGGAAATAGAAATTTCATTTTAATCGAGCGCATCTCCGGTCCGAACCAAATCGCGGCAA